CTCCGCCGGGCCCTCCGCCGGGCCCTCCTTGTTGCTGCATCATTGGGTCAGGTCTCTTGTAGACAAACCGAATATCACGTGCCGCGTCTTCTTTCAATTCAGGTTGGAAGCCGAGTTGAGCCATACGCTGTGCGATATTGACTTCCATTTCATCACGGCGCAAACGAGTCACATCGTCTTCTTCCTCATTCGGGTAGAGTGCAATTTGCCAATCAGTCACGCCCATTTCCTTGAGCATACGTGGGAATAAATCTCGCGTGTAAATCTTCTGCCCGAACTCAACGGCTCGATTGGTCACAAGGATTTGCATACCCTCATTGTTGAGACCGCCACCTTTACCTGAATCCATCATGAAGATGTTCGATACACCATAGAAGGCTGCAATACGCATACGCAATTCGTCACGCACTTGAGCATACTGCATCTCGTCAAGTGTGTCCATAAAGCGAACAAACTCAACCTTCCCACGACCTGTGGCTGATTCGACACCGACCTTCGGGATGTAATGTGGGTCACGTTCCATTTTCTCTTCCGCGCCTTTCCAAAACGACGCAGTAGACTGTATGTTGTCTGTGGTGATTGCGAGAACACCGCGAGGAATTCTGCGTTTTGAGTATGCGAGATACATATAGTTGTCCATCGCAGTCAATGTCATGGCTTGACGCCACATCGTCGCAACTGGGCTACGACCATAGAGTTTCGACGGGTTGTATTTCGATATGTGCACGACTTCATTGTCGAGATAATACTGGGTCTTCCCTGAACCTGCAGTGTTGATGTAGTGGACATCCTGCAAAGGTAGTTTGCATATTTCACACTTTGTGTGGTTGTCAGGACTGCTGTGCGGGTAGGTCTTGTCTCGATGCACAGGGCAGACCAAATAACGACCACCACGCACACCACGCTTGTCAGCCACCAAACGGAAGAAGGTGGGGTCACCCCTCAAAATTTCCTTGACGCGGAAGAACTCAATATCACCTGAATCAGAGTCGATGAAATACTCCTTCACAAGAACGAGGAATGCGTCGTCAACAATGTCAAGGTCCCATTCAACCTCTTTCATTACGTCAATGAATGATTGGTCCATTGAATTACGTTGTTCCAGCATCCATCGTGGGTAGATAATTTCATCAGCGTCAGGGGTTTTGAACTCAATGCCGTCACAGACATGGCATTGCTCGACTGTATCATGCTGATATTCCTCATTGCACGTGAGGCATTGCTTGTGGAACTTTTTCTCCCAATAGTAACCTCTTCTGAAAATCTCTTGAGCAAGAGTCTGAATTGTTGTGCGTAGGATGACACTCTCTTGCACTGTGGCATAGAGCGCAGGAATACTCACACCCTGAACAAGAACTGGTTCTTGTATGCCCGCCTTCCATAGAGGCATCATAGGTTCAGGTGTGGTCTTGCGACGGAATGGCTTCGTAAGAGCCGACAAGAATCGCCCGATTGGGCCACGTGTCTCTTCTTCACCTGCCATTATATCGCCTCAATCAATGTGTCCGCGTCGTCCAATAACTGAATAGTGTCCGGGTCGCGTTGGAACCACGACAGCACATCTGCTTCTTCAACATTCCACTCACGCAATAGTTCCTCAGCCTTGACATCTTTCCAGTTTTCCCATTTCACCATACGCTCTAATTCAGTGCGCCGTTTGCTGATAATGTCCCCATCTCGACCGCGCAAATCCAATAATTCAAGCACACACTGTGCTTGTTGCTTCTTCATTTTCAGATGCGGCATTATACCCTTGAGAAGTTTGCGCAAGTCTGCTTTAGAATAGAATTGGAGGCGGTGCTGTGAACGCTTACTGTTCTTATGCACTTTCAGTTCAGTCTGCAGAACCCCACATTCCAACACTTTGTGCAATTGTTCACAGTGTATCTTCCCTCGGTCACCAGTCGCTACAATTCCTGCGCGAGGCTCACCACGTTTGGTGATGGTAATGTAACCATCAGCATCAAGGAAGCCCGCAGCATATGCCCACGGGTCTTTCAGAAGCAGTGTGGTGTTAGAGTCCAACATCCATGTGTCCCGTGTGCCTTTCACGATATTGTATTCAAGCCCATACATTTTGAGTAATTTACCGAGGCGCGAGACTGTGAGACCGGGGGAATCAGGCATTCTTTCCATGATGTTACGAGACGATAGCATCCCCCCATTGTCATCCAACACTTGATAGGCACGGGTCAGCCAAGCAGCCTCACTCTTGTTCAAAGTATCAGCCTGATGCAATGTGTTACGCCATTGTTGTTTCGCGCCATTCCTTTTCTTCATAGAGTCTACCCACAAGATACGCTGGTCATCATCAAAGTCTCCTTCAATCTGTGCCAATTTACTGATAGTATCATTGGCCGCTTCCCAAGCGATACACGCTTGCCTGAGAGAGACTTCACGACTCTTACCGAATTGACGCAAAGATTTGAGATTACGGTCAGAAAGACCCAAAGCACGCACAGTGTCTTCATACTGGTCACACCATGCAAGACTTTTGAGTGTGCGCTCAATCTCCAATTGTTTGAGGTCTCTGACTGCCTTGATGGCAATATCAATATCATCACGCATATCCTTGTGCTCGCGACGGGCTTTGCGCAGACTTTTCACTACACCTTCCGCACTGTCCCCAAGATAATGTTCAAACCAACCATCACCGTTAGTTGGGAATGACAGTTTCATTTGACCCATGCGCTTCTTACGCTCTTCTTCCTCTTTCGGATTCTTCATGCCTTGTGGCATAGGTTGCCCTGACAATGTGCCTTGACCTTGAGAGACAGGCGCAGGACCATCACCCATCGTAGGCCCAGCAATGGTGTTTTTCAATAATGGATGCTGTGCAAGTTGTTTGATGACCCATTGCGTTGTGAGGTCTTCATCATGAGGCACATCAGCATCGAACTCATCTCCAATTAGTTGCGAAGCCCACATAAACTCACCTCAGTCCAATAGACCCTCCATCAGTTCATCTAAATCAACAATTCGCTCGCGGAACTCGGTAGTGGCCCAATTGGCCAGTGCCAAAGCAATCGCAAAGTCATCATGCCGAGCGATGCTTTCCAATCGTCCTTTCTTTGACATCCCGAACATCAAAAGTTCTTTTTCCAATTGACCAACTACGTCACGGGAACGGTCGTCGCCCCACGGGAGTCTCATCTGTTCTCGTTCAAATCGTAGCACAAGACCCATGAGAAGACTCTCACGTTTTTGTCGAGTGGAAATGAATGTGCGAATAGGTAAATCTGTATCTGCGCGTAATTCTGTCGCAAACACACGCTGGAAATGGTTGGCTTCCAATTCAATGATGTCCGGCTGGAATCTGTTGTTGAGACGTTGGATTTCCATAATTTGTGTGCGAAAATCCATCGCCTTGCGTCGAACCACATGAACCAATTCCAGTAGTTCAGGATTAGATGCAGGACGGCGTAGCACCAACATGACAGTATAGTCTGCCTGTCTATCTGAAGAGATAGCAGGGTCCCAGCCAATGAAATACTGGTCGTCCGGTTCACCATCAGGTCTCTCAATCAATGTGCGATGTGTGTCCTTTGCTGCTTGTAATAGATGGGACGGGAACAGGCTGCTCATATCATCCATCGGCTCGCACAAATACTCACGCGCAAATGCAATAGCGGGCATATCAGCACGGCGACCATCCAATGCTTCCAATGACCATCGTTCAGGCCATAAAGGCACACCTTTCGCATCCATCGCTGGGTATGTCTCCACAAGATAACCGTCTTTACTCTCTAACTCTGTGTAAAGGTCAGTGGGTGTGAACGGTGTGCCGACAATCATCAATTTCGCACTGTGGTGCAGTGTGGGAATCATGACTTCATAGAACCATGAGGCGACCTTCTGCAATTCAGTCTCGGTGGTTCCCCACAGAATGTCGTCACACAAAATAATGTCAGGGTGAGCACCACGCACAGCACCACCGACTGACTTCGCGCTGATACGAGAGCCATTGGTGAACCCAAAGAATGT